CGGACTGCTGGCGTAAAGATGGGAATCGGCCCAGACAACCGATTGTGCATCGCCCACGTCGTCAAAGATCAGGTAAACGCGGCTGGTGTGGAGCGGCTGCTGGGCAGCACCGCGGCGGCCGATGGGCAAGACGTGCGCGGGTCAATTCCGCAAGACCCCGGCTCTGCTGGTAAATCATGGGCTTTGCATTTGCTAAAACATGCGTTAATGGGTTACAGTTACACAGCTAGCCCTGAAACGGGCGACAAAGAAACGCGCGCAATGCCCCTGGCGGCACAGGTTGAGGCCGGTAACGTGGACATTGTGGCAGGCGATTGGAATGGTGACTTTTTGGACGAAGCTGCGACGTTCCCGATGGGCAAATTCAAAGATCAGATTGACGCTGCAACACGCGCGTTTGATATGCTGGCGGCCGCAAACAATTCATGGGCTGGAACGATATGAATATCATGGACGGCCTGCGCAACATCGTCGCCAATCTCGGCACAGACCGGGACAAGGCATCGAGTTCGACCTACAATCTGGTTCAAATTGATGAAAGCCAACTGGTCGCGATGTATCGCAGCTCTGCGATTGCGCGCAAGATCGTTGACCTTCCGGCCGAGGACAGCCTACGCGAGTGGCGTGAGTGGCAGGCCACTGAGGATCAGATCACGGACATCGAGGCCGAGGACAGCGACTCGGCTATCAGGCGGCCATGATCAAGTGCAGCAAGCGTTCCCGCCTGTTTGGTGGCGGTGCGATATTTATCGGCACCGGTGACGACAACCTTGAAGAACCGCTTAATCCTGAAAGTATTGGTTTGGGCGGCGTCAAGTATTTGACTGTGCTGAGTCGCCAAGACCTGATGGCTGGCGTTCTTGAAGCCGACCCGCGTTCCCCAATGTACGGCAAGCCGACCTTTTTACCACCTGAGCACTGTCACCGGTCTACTGGTCATTCACCCGTCGCGTCTGGTCATTTTAACCGGCGACGAGATTCCAGATGAGCGCTACTCGGGTGCCAATGCGGGATGGGGCGATCCGGTTCTTCAGGCGGTTTTGACGGACGTCCGTAACCTGGACGCTACGGTAGCCAACGTGGCCAGTCTTATCTTTGAAGCCAAGGTTGATGTAATTTCAATTAGTGGCTTCAACGACGGGCTGCGGATGGGAGGTCGAGAATACGAAGACATGGTTCTTAGACGCTCATCGATTACCGCTACCGGCAAGGGAATCAACGGCGCGCTGCTGATGGACGCTGAAGATAAATACGACCAGAAGTCGGCCAGCTTTGCGACTCTGCCCGACCTTATCGACCGGTTCATGCAGATGGTCAGCGCGGCGGCGGCAATCCCAATGACCAAACTGTTTGGCATGTCTCCGGGCGGGCTGAACGCCAGCGGTGATGCCGACACCAGAGGCTATTATGACACGATCAAAGTGCTTCAGACTTTGGAGATTACCCCTGCAACGGCAATTCTGGATGAGTGCCTAGTCCGTTCCGCCCTCGGCTCCCGCCCGCCCGAAATCCACTACAACTGGCGACCGCTCTGGCAGCCCACAACCAAAGAGCGCGCAGAAACAGGTAAAATCCTTGCCGACACATTCAAAAATGTTTATGATATGAGTGTCGTGCCTGAGGAAGCAATCGCAAAGTCACTCGTAAATAGCCTGACAGAAAGCGGCCTCGCGCCGGGGCTGGAAAGTAACGTGACTGAGTATTTCGAGGCCAATCTTGACAATGACGATACTGGTGTGACAGATGGCTATAAAGCGTAGGGTGATGCGATGAATTTCACAGACGAAATGCCTGTTACCGGTCAGATCAAGCGGACCGATGATGGGGCTGTCGTCATTGCGCGCGTTTCCCGTGGCAGCAATGTGCAGGAGTATCACGGGTCTGAAATGGGCTTTGCTGATCGAAAGATCGTCAGAGTTTACCGGCCTGACGATCATGTGTTTTCCAGAGACGCGATCAACAGCTACGCGCGCAAGCCAATCACGATTGATCACCCCGAAAACGGTGTGACGCCGGACAGTTGGAAAGACCTGGCAGTTGGTGAAATTGATCCAGTTGGCATTTTGCGTGACGGTGAGTTTGTTACCGTGCCGCTAATATTCCGAGACGCGGCGGCCATAAGGCTGATTGAGTCGGCAGACGGGCCCAAAGAACTTTCGATGGGGTATTCCGCTGAAATTGAAATGATCGACGGGGTATCGCCAGGCGGTGAACCATATGACGCGATCATGTCAGACTTCCGAATGAACCATGTCGCTGTCGTGCGGGAAGCGCGCGGCGGCAATCAATTACGTGTCAGTGACGGCGCGCATGTGCCGTGGGGCGCTTCCCCACATAACGACCGAAAGGACGCAATCATGGCAGACGCCATTCAGACGCGGACAGTCCTGATCGATGGACTTTCCGTCGTCACGACCGACGCAGGCGCGCAGGCGCTTGAAAAGCTGCAAGGACAGATCACGGACGCACAGACGGCACTGGCCGCCAAGGACGGCGAACTGGAGGCCAAGGACGAAGAAATCGGCACGCTGAAGGCTGACGTCAAAAAGCTGACCGACGCCGCGCTGACCCCTGAAAAGATGACCCAGATGGTCGCGGATCGGGTGGCACTGGAAACCTTGGTCAAAGCCATTGCGCCAACGGTTGACAGCACCAACGTGGGCGATGCTGATCTGCGCAAGGCCGCTGTTGCCAGCACATACGGCGACGAAATGGTGAAGGACGCCGGCGACGCTGAAATCACCGGCATGTTCAAGGCACTGGCCAAGGACATCAAGCCTGTTGACGCCTTCGCCGATGGCGTCAAGGGCGGCCTGAAGGTTGTAACGAACGACGCCTGGGGCGCGTTCCTGCCAGCGAAAGGGGCATAGGACATGACAATTCTCACTGAAGGCACGCGCGGTTATGCGTTTCTGGTGTCCGAGGCCAATGGCATGTATCGGTCGCGTCAGGAAGTGACCGTCACCGTTCCGGCGAACAGCACGATTGTTCCCGGCACGATCATGGGCGAGATCACCACGGGCGGTAAATTCGTCGCCCAGCTTGCCGCCTCTGACGACGGTTCGGAAACCCCTGCTGGCCTGCTTCTGGTTCCGCAGACCAACACCACCGACAGCGCAATCGACGTTGTGGCCACAATCGTGGCGCGTGACGCCGAAGTGGTCAAAACGGAAATCACCTATGACCCCGGCGGCCAACGCCGCTGCAATCCTCGCCGCTGATGCAGCACTCGCTGCACTCGGCATCATTGTGCGCTGAAGGAGCAAACGATATGGCCACTATGGACGTTTTCAACAACTCGGCATTTTCGACGACTTCCCTTTCCGGGTTCGTCCAGAAAATGCAGTATGTTCCGCAGCTCTTGGGTTCGCTCAATCTGTTCACCCCCAAACCCGTGCGAACGCGCAACATCTTTGTTGACCGGACCGAGGGCGGCATTACGCTGATCCCGACATCGGCAGACGGCGCACCGCCTGAGTCGCTTAACGGCACGACGCGTGACGCCGTTGCGCTGAAGACCACTCGCCTTGCCAAACAGTTCACGCTCTACGCGGCAGAACTGGACGGCATCCGGGCCAGCGGCACAGAGTCCGAACTGATGGCGGTTCAGTCAGAGTTCAACACCCGCATGTTACGCATTCGGGCCGACATGGAACTGACCCACGAGCATCACCGGCTTGGGGCGCTTCAGGGCCTGTTGCTGGACGCTGACGGTTCGACCGTGATCTACGACTATGCCACCGCGTTCAACGAGGCAATCCCGACCGCCACCAGCTTCGAGTTGGACGTGACCACGACTGATGTGATCGGCATCTGCAAAGACATTGCACGCAGCATGGCACGGTCGGGCAAAGGCGCGCTTGCAGGCGCAACGATCCATGCGCTTGCAGGTGACGACTTCTACGACGCGCTAGTGTCTCACCCCAACGTCGAAAAGTTCTACCTGAACCAGATGGCCGCAATGGCGCTGCGCGATCAGGCCGCCATCTTCGAGAGCTTCACCATCGGCGGCATTACGTTCCACAACTATCGCGGGACGGATGACGGCACGACCGTGGCGGTTCCAACGGCTGAGGCGAAATTCTTCCCGATCGGCGCGACTGGTGTTTTCGAGGTGGCATACTCGCCGCTGGAAGCTGCGGGTTTTGTCAACACCCCAGGTCAGCCGCTTTACGCCATGAACATTCCCGACCGTGACCGGAATATGTGGGTGAAGGGTGAACTCTACAGCTACCCCCTCTATATGTGTTCCCAGCCGCGCGTCTTGCGTAAGGGCACGCTGACATGATCATCGGGAACCCAACCGCCCGTGCCAAGGCCGTCCGCATTGCGGGCGGTCATGTCATCATCGAACCGGGCAAGACCGAAACGCTGGACAATCCCTTGAGCGAAGCGGATGTGGCGCGCTATAAGGCTGTCGGGCTGACCTTCCCGACCGCCAAGGCAGAACGCGGTAGACGGCCAAGGCGGCACAGCCCGTCATGCCAACTGGCAAAAATACCATCGGGCGGGCTGTCATGGCCCGTCCATTCATTGGAGCGTCACACGATGATCGGCACCACCACAGCACTGATCGCATATGCCGGGGCGCGCGGCACGGTAATCGCTGACGACGCCGCAACGCTGCAGGCGCTGGTCCGGGCGTCAGATTACATCCAATTTACCTATCTGGACGGATCAAGCTGCACCGTTGACAGCGATAACGTCGTGGAAGCTGCATACGAAGCGGCCATTGCCGAGGTGGCAACGCCGGGCATTTGGACCAAGACATTCACGCCAGCCGAACAGAAGGTTCTTGTCGGCGTTGGCGATATTAAATGGCAAGTGACGGGTGACGCCAGCAAGGGCGGCGCGGCCATCCCCCGGTCCACCAAAATCGAGGCCATGTTGCGCCAGTGCATCGGCGGCGGGCTTTACGGTTACTCGACCGGCCCGAGGTTGGTATGAGCGGCGCGGATATCACGGCAGACGTTCAGGCAGCCTATGTCGAAGCGGGCATTGCGGCGGGCAACGGCACGGGCGCGCCGATTGTTACGATCAGCCGACCAGGCACGCCGTCAGGGCCGGAATGGAACCCGACGCCAGGCGCGCCCGTTGTCCACACGTTCACCGCCAAGCCGTCAAGTAAGGCCTACACGCAGCTCACGGGGATTGCCCTCGGGGCGAAAGAGCAGGTCTATTCGCTGGTGAACCGCGGCGTGACGATCACCCCTAGCACATCGGATGTGCTGACAATCGACGGCATAAATTGGCCCGTGCAGGAGGTTATCCCGATGGACTCGGCGGGCTTTGTCATATCC